TAGAAGATATTGAAAAGTAAAAACACACGACTGCCTTATTAGTTGCTGAAAAGAAAAAGAAAGACGAAGAAGCATTAGCTAAAGAAAAAGCAGTTGAAGATGCAAGGTTTCAAATAGCACAAAACTCAATCAATAGCTTGCAAGGCTTATCAGACATGTACTTTCTTTTTAAAACTAAGAATTTAGAAAAAGGTAGTGCAGAGGAATTAAGACAAGCTAAAAGACAGTTTGATATTAACAAAGGTCTACAAATCGCATCGGCTACTATTGCTGGAATCCAAGGAGTTCAAAACGCATTAAGTGCAACAAGCATTTTACCTGAGCCTATGGCCACAGCGTTTAGAATATCCAACGCTATCGCTGTCGGTGTTGCAAGTGCCGCAAATATTGCTAAGATAGCGGCTAGTCAATTTTCTGCTGGTGGCGGTGCAACAGGTGGCGGTGGTACTGCTCCTGCTCCACAACCAATACCTGCTCCACCAACAGTAAGTAATGCAAACGCTAACATTGAAGGTAGTAGGTTTGATGAGCAAGGAAACAAGATAAGTAACGGATCTACAATGCCAGCTATACAAGTAAATGCAACGGTTGGTGTAGACGAAATATCAGCAAAGACAAATAGAGTTAATGTATTAGAAAAACAATCAACATTTTAAATTATGGAATATCCTGTTTATTTATTAGAACTAGACGAAAACGGAAACGAACAATATGGCTTGCAAGATGTAGCCCTTGTTAATTCCCCAGCTTATGAATCTAACTTTTTAAAGTTTGAAAGCCATAAAGCATTGTTTGCAATTCAAAACGAAGAAAAGAGAATCGTTTGTGGAGCAGTTATGATACCTGACAAATTGGTTTATCGTGAAGAAAACGGCAAGCCTTTTTATGTAGGTGCAACTAAAGAAACCATTTACGAAGCGTCACAAAAATTCGCAAAAGAAAACAGAAACCTAAACGTAAAAGCTACACATGAAACAGAAAGTAATGTTGAGGACGTATTTATTTTTGAATCATTCATTACGGACGAAAATCGAGTTCAATCTGTTAAGGGCTTTGAAGATTTGCCACTTGGTACTTGGTTTATGACTATGAAAATCAACAACGATGACGTGTGGGAGAAAGTTAAACAAGGTGAGTTTAATGGTTTTAGTTTAGAAGCCTTATTCAAGTTAAAACCCGTAGAGCCTTTGAATGACGCTGAAATAAAAGCCTTAATGAGTTTATTAGATTAAAAAGTTATCACTCAAATAAAAATAAATACTTAATAAAAAAAACAAGATGAATTTAAACGAAACAATAAATAACATTTTGCCTTCTGATTTGAAAGCAAAGTTAAAAAGTGCTTTTATGCAATTTGGTGCTGAGCCAGTAGCAGTAGCGCAAGAAGAGCCAATTAAAATGGCTGAAATTAAATTAGTAGATGGCAACGTGGTATCTGTAGAAGGTGAATTTGTTGTTGGTGCTAAAATCTATTTAGTGACGCCCGAAGGATTGGTAGCAGCGCCAAACGGAGAACATACAGCAGAAGACGGAACAGTAGTTACTGTTATGGACGGTGTTATCACTGAAATCGAAGCTAAAGAAGAAGTAGAAGAAATCGAAGCTGAAAAGCCTGAGCAAATGAGTGAAATCAATAAGTTAAAAACTGAAATGGCTTCAATGTTAGCTGAGTTAAAATCTTTGAAAGCTAGTTTTGAAAAACAAAATGAAACTTCAAAATTGACTTTGTCAGCTATCAATAAAATCATTGAAACTCCAGTAACTGAGCCGATTGAAGCGAAAGTAGATTTCAGTTCTTTAAGCCCATATCAAAAACACAAGTTAGCTAAGTATGGCAAAGTATAAATTTAAAGAGGGCTTTGAGTATGTGTTCAATGGTGGGCGCATAACAAACGAAGACTTATCAGATGATGTTGCTATTCATTTGTTATCAAAGGGTCGTGTAAAATTAGAAGACTTTGAAATACAAGATGAAGCAACTGAACAACAAGAAAAAAAACAAACAGAAAAAAAAATAAAAACAAAAACTAAAAACTAAAAATTATGCCAATAAATTATTCTACAATTGACATTAGAGGGGTTGCCGCTAGTCCCGTGATAGAGGAAGTTCTATTCGAAAACAAAACATTAGGCGAAGGTTACGTTACCTTTGAAGAGGAAGTTAAAAACGAAGTTATCTTTACAGAGGGTGCTACAACTGCATCAATGCAAGCTTATACAAGCGGTGCGCCAACTTCAGCTGGTTCATTAGATTTATTTGACGTGTCTATCACTCCAACTAAATACTTGTATTACCAAACATTTGACCCTAACACTTTACGTCCTTCAAGATTTAAACGTGATATGAAACCTGGTGCTTGGGAAACATTATCAAATGAATTTGAACAAGTTGTAATTGGTGGTATGTACTCTAAGAAAATCGCTTTTGATGCTGAGTTTCAATTTTGGAGTGGTATTACTTCAGCTCAAAAAACAGCTATCGCAGCTTTAACTGCTGGTACTGCTAACAACCAAATTGGAGCTGATGAAAAAACAGTTGCGGCGGCTTTAACAGCTGGTCAATTCAATGGTGTAGTTGCATCAATGATGTACAACGCTTGGAACTCAACATCTACAGCTGGTGTAGGTACTCGTTTAAAAGTTGACGGTATCGCAATTACTTCAAGTAACATTGCACAAGAATACGCACGTGTGTATGCTGCTATTCCTGCGACTGTATTAGCTAGCGGATTAACACCTTATATCTACGCTCCTAAATCTCACATGCAGTTAATTAACATCTACAATGTTAGTGCTACTTACCGTGATTTATTTAGCGTAGTAGGTGAGAAATATTTCTACAACGGAATCGAAATTAAATTTGTACCAGTTCCTGAGAATGTAATCATCGCTGCTCCAAAAGAACATTTATTCTGGGTTACTGATTTAACTTCTGATGTTAACAAATTCGAGGTTAATAAAGTAGCTTTAAACCAAGATTTATTGTTCGTGAAACACGTTGGAACTATTGCGGCTTATGTAGCTAACCAAGCGTTCAACGTTTTATATTGCGGATCTTAATATTAACATAGGGGTGAGTTGAAAGCCACCCCTTTTTATAAACCTTAAAAAAAAATATTATTATGCCATGTTCATTAACGCAAGGACACACTCCCAAGGTTTGTAAGACCTCAGCGGGTGTTAAGTCTTTTTTAATTACAGAATTTGCAAACGTAACATCATTAACTAGAACAGCTGGTGTGATTACAACTATTACAGCGGCTGTTGGTACTGACTGGTTTCGTTACAAACAAAAAAGTGAAGTTGCATCTTGGAAACAAACAGGTGCTTCAGATGTAAAAACAGGAACAGTTGCTTATGATTTAGAAGCAAACTTAGAGCTTTTAGGATTAGACCAAGCTACTCAAACTGAACTTGATTTATTAATCAAAAATACAGTTGTTTTAATCGCTGAAATGACAGACGGAACGTTTTGGTATTTGGGTGAAGATTACGGAATGGACTTAGTTTCAGACGGTTTAGAATCGGGTGTTGCATTAGGTGACTTCATGGGTAACAAGATACAATTTAAAGGACGTGGATTTACTAGAGTTGCTTCGGTTGCATCAGCTGTTATCACTGGCTTAACTATTGATTAATCGGTTATTATTGATTTGTTTTAAAAGAGGGTAGTCATGTGGCTACCTTTTTTTATTTATCATTTATTTTATAAAATAATACTTAATAGGTAATGATATTGATTAACAAGAATAGTGTGAATACTTGCATCCTGACGTTAAGCGAAAGAACTACGTTAACAAATGCGAAGTATTTATTTGAGTTTACAAATGATAGTACAAAGCAAGTAAAGACATTTATTTGTGCCGATGTATCAACTAACAAGCTGAGATACAACGAATTTTTGATTGAAGAAAATGCAATAGAAAATTTATTGATAGGCAAAATATCATTAACAGTTGGCGACTGGAAATACAACATATACGAACAAACATCATCTACTAATTTAGTAGTGGATAATAGTGGCGCATTGGTTGAAAACGGAAAAGTAGAAGTAAAAGGAACATCAACTAATTTAGCAGAATTTATAAGCGAACAAACAACATATACTGAGTTTAATGGCTAAAAATAATACATCAATCGAAGTGCTTAATAGTAATTTAGCTTTCGTTCAATTTGGCGAAGAAAAAAGACCTGAGCTAAAGAAAGACTGGCAACATGACTATATTAAGTATGGTAAGAAAAACGATTTTCCACAAGAACTAATACGTTACTTTGAAGAACACGCTGAACATGGTGCGATAGTAAATGCAAAGGCGCGCTATTTATGGGGCCGTGGTTTGAAGGCAGTTAACGAAGAACAAAACGAAATTGCGGACCAATTTTTGAGTAAGGCTAATCGTTTTGAAAGTTGGTATAAAATGGGACAAAAGATGTCCTTAGATTGTGAATTATTCAATGCGTTTTATTTGCAAGTAATTACCGACATTAATGGGAAGCCAGTTGAATATTATCACTTACAATATGCTAATTGTCGCCTAAGTGAATGTAAAACTAAATTATATATTTCAGAGGACTGGACTAAACACAGCCCTGAATTTAGAATATTTAGTATCTACAAAAAAGGTAGCGTAGGCACGTTCTTTACGGCTTTTAGATACTATCAACCAGCGAAGAGTAGGTTAGATGCGGTTTATACCAAAGTGCCTTATAACGGCTGTTTAAGCGAAATTAAATCAGACATTGATATTACTACATTTAACGAGTCATTTATTAGACGTGGTTTCTCATCGTCAATGATGGTTACTTTCTTTAACGGCGAACAACCACCTGAGGTTAAACGTGCTATCAAAGAAAGGTTTGAGCAAACATATACAGGTGTTGAGAATGCTGGTAGTGTAGTGTTAAACTTCGCTGATAAGAACGGGCAAGCGGCCTCTATACAACCGATAAGCATAGATGAATTAGATAAAAAATTTGAATTCACTTCAAAACGTTTACAACAAAAGATTTTAGTATCTCACAACGTAACTAATCCCGAAATATTCGGTGTCAAAACGGAAGGGAGCGCATTGGGCAATAGGGTATCTGTAAAAGAAAGCTATGAGCTATTCCTTAACACATACAGTAAGCCTAGACAGGAGCCATTATTAAGCTTCATATCAGATGCTTGCTACTTAATGACAGGTGTTTATATTGAGTTTGACTTTGACCAATTAGAGCCGATAGGTTATGATTTCTCTGCTGACCAAGATTTAACGCAAGATGAAAGACGTGCTATCAAAGGGTTTGAGCCATTGAATGAATTTAGCGAAACGGAAAAAATACAAGCATCGGTTAATAGTACA